TGTTAGGTATCCCGATACCCAAATCATTGAGGGGCTTAATACCAACCGGGTCCCATCCGGACCACGTTGTTCCGGATAACGTACGCTGCCAGGTGCGGTTAATACTGGCTGCGCCAGTTGAGATTGCGGTATAGCGCTGAATAAGTCCGGTCCCGTTGAGCCGTGGGATAACTTCGCAAATGCCAGGCGCGTCAGTCGGGCCGCCGGTAAAGGGCGTGGTAACTGACCATTCGCCCGGTGTTTTCAGCGTGTTCAGGTCCCCGGTAAAAAACGACATCCGCGTCTGAATCCCTGCAGGCAACCAGTCGGACCATGGCCCGTCAGTCCCGTTCCATGCGCCAGTCAGTGAACGGATATAAACATTGCCGCTCGTTGAGACGGTATAGCGCTGAAGCCCGCCGTAGCGTCCGCCAGCAAACACTTCCAGAATCCCCTGCCCGTTGTCCTCCGGGAATCCATACGCGGCAGTGGTGTTGGTGTTTGATGAGCGGTTCCAGGTCCCGGTAAAGTCGGGCGTCGGTCCGTATGCATTCAGGTTTGCTGCAGCGGGAAGATTGCCGCGCCACTGCTGAGAGGAACTGACCAGCCCGGCCATTTTTGTCCATGACGGACCCGGAACCTTTGTGCCGTCCGGCAGGGTGATGTTGATATCTCCGTCAGCAGAATAAAATGACTGCCAGTTAGCTTTGTCATTATTCATCCCGCGCATTGCAGCAGTCGTCTGCGCCACCAGGTCAGCAGTGACCTGACTGAGCACCTTACGGGGCACCGCTGCCCAGGCTGCACCCGTGGTGGTTGGCCCGGTGAACGGGCTTACCAGCGTAGCGGCCGTGTTACTGGTGACGGTATCAACCGGCAGGGTGTACAACACGCCACCGATTGTCGCGGTGATGAAATCGCCCGGTTTTAAATCCGTGGTGAATAACGTACTGGTACCAACAACCGCCGTGGAGTTACTGGTCAGTTTAAGAGTTCCTGCGGACATAATGTCTCCTGATTACAGGCAATAAAAAACCCGCCGGAGCGGGTTAGTTTAAGCGGTTTGCGCGAATGAGCCGGAGCCACGCAGGATGAGCATGGTGGGTGAGGATATCGACGCACCCGCGCCCGGCAGTTGCTGATCTGCGTTCACTACGCAGGATGCGTTGATTACCCGTTCGGAGGTGCGCACGCTGTGCATGACTGCTGCCGTAAACACCCCGGAGCCCGGGGTGTTAAAGTTAAATGACTTTGAGACACCATTTATCGTTATGGTGGCAATCGCCCCGACAGAACCGCTGTTGGCTCCCTGAACCCTGACGTTCATCATTACGACCACCTGTTTTGCGAGATTGAATGTTGCGCTGTCCACATACTGGAAGGACCGAACATAACCGTTCGGCGCATCATCAAAGAGCATGCCGTTGGCCACGTCGCCGATAAAGCTGGACGCTTCCACTATCCCTGTAAATTTGCCTCCGCTGGCGTATACAGTGCCTCTGAACTCACCATCAGTCGCATAAACCGAGCCCCTGAAGGAGCCGGATTCGGCATAAACGGTTCCCCTGACGGTTACGCCGGCGAACCACGCAAACCCGCTTTTGTTAATGTGCCAGCCCACATTGCCGGTACCATCCCATGTGTTGGACTGGATGTACTGCCCAATTTTTGCATTATCAATGCTGGCATTCTGAATAAACGCGGATCGTAAAAACACCTGCCCATTGAACACAAAGAACGCGGCTTCATAACTGCCCGGATCGCTGCCGGAATAAATACCGAACTGGTCAGCAGCAAAAACAGCGGTCGATTTATACCCTCCACTGCCGTTCGGCTCGAGTGACATCCCAAAGCCGGTGTTATAGAGCTGCTCGCCACGCCGCACGCCAAGATTCAGGGTGTATGAAACCTTTGCGGTACCGTTATCGGTAATAACAGAAGTGAGCTTCTGGTTGATGGCTGCCTGCTGGTTTCCGAGCTGGGTTGCTACCTGCGTCTGGTATTGTGCAAAGGCCTGTTCGGCTGAAGACTGCGCCTCCTGAATGGTGGTAATGCTGCTTTTAACACCGTTAAAGTCGGCCGCCACTGAAAGCCGGTATTCAGCGAACGCCTCGTCGGCGTTAGCCTGTGCGGTTTTAACCTCACTGATTTCCGCAGCAGCATCGCCAAACTGAACAGCCACAAGCTCCTGGTACTGTGCAAAAGCCCGTTCGTTATCGGCAATGGTAATCCTGGCCTGAGAAATTTCAGCGCGCGCCAGTCCCACCTGTTCATACTGGATCTGCGCCCCTTCCACCTGGGCCAGCGTGTTCTGCATCGTCGCTTCCAGACTGAAATCTATCCCGGCCTGCACATTCTTAAATGCCTCTGAATCACGCACCGCTTCATCGATGTAATCGATCATGCCAGGGATATCTGACGACGCCTTGCCTGATGCCTCAACAAAACCCGACACGCCGAATGCGTTGCGCGTCCGCACGTACATGTAATACGTGGTATCCGCTTTCAGTCCGTGAAGATTCCACTGGCTTGATCGCCCGAGGAACTGTGTCTGGTCTTCAATCAGAGCCGGGTTAAGAACACGATTTTCACCGCTGTACCAGAATTCAAAAGTGGTGTCTGAAGTGGCAGTCACACGCATAACCGGGACGATATCTGCTGAGAAAAGACCAGGCGTCCAGATAACGGATGACGGTGCCAGTGGCGCACCGATAATCAGGTTCACCTGGGTTTCGGCACCCTTCATGCCGTTCTCGTTGCGGCCACGTACACCGAGCATGTAATTCCCGGCACTGAGCCCGTAAAAGTCATAGCGAAACTGGTCGGTTTCATACTGTGCAACAACCGCCCCGCTTTCGTTATAGACATACAGTTCGAACACCAGCTTTTTGGTGGTGGTGGCGGTTTCCCATGTCGCCGTCACCTGCACGGTTTCGCTGTTGGTGTTCAGAATGCGAAGGTTCTCGATATTCGGTACCCGGTAGCCATTCAGGGTGTCGGTGGGCATTTCAAAAACAGCGCCCTCATCCACAATGGCCTGTTTGTTCGGGTCGTGCTGGCCCGCCGTAATGCTGTAAACCGAGTTATTTTCTGTTTCAGCAATGCTCAGAATACGGAAAAGACGAACGGAAAGTTCACTGACTGAAATAGCAAAAACAGTCCCGTCACGCACCCAGGCGGGAGCGCTGCGCAAAGTAATGACGCGCCCGGATACGCTGACAATGGGGTATTTCACAAACTTTCCATTGCTGCCCATAAGCGACATGTTGTCGCCTGGCGAAACCAGACCGGAGATGTCCGCATCTACGGTAATATTCGCGCCGGAGTGCGAGACAATACGCCCACCCAGACGTGTCCCGGCGTAGTCGTTATCCATGATTTCCACGACGTCACCCGGTGTGAAGGCGACTGCATCGCGGGCCATCTGGAAAGTTAACCGGCTGCTCTCCCGTTTTGCGGTTTCCAGCAGCCATTTACCGGCGCGCCAGGCCTGCCCGCGTGAAGTGCAGCCGAACGCCTCAAGCGTTGTTTCGTTGTAGGTTCCACTGCGCGCGATCATGGCATCGTCGGAAACATATTCCTTCACCTGCTCCCAGCCGTTATCCGGATCAGTCCAGGACACCACCACCGCATTGTATTTTTCGGCCCGTTTAACCGAGCTGCGGCTGAATTTCCCTTCGACAACATTCGCATTGGTGATGGTGGCAACCGGATCCTGAGGCGTGTCCAGCATGACCGTGAGGCGCAGGCCATCCCACAGGGCAATGCCCCGGAACATCCCGGCGATTTTATCAAGGATATCGCGCGCGCTGGCCTGTTCAGTGATGTAGGCGTTCAGCGTCATGCGAGGCTCTTTCCCCCCATACCCGTCGTTTACCAGCTGATCGCAGTACTGAGACAGGATATAAAGCGCGCCGTCGTCGACATCGATATAACCCGCACGCCTGGCCAGTCCAAAGCGCGTATTTTTCACCAGCTCGCGAAAGAGCCAGGCCGGATTATTCGTCCACGCTTTCTTAAAGCCCCCGAGCCACAATCCGTTGTACGTGCGGGCAACCGGATCGTAGTTATCAGGTACATCCACAATCAGGCCGCGCAGGTGATAGGTGCGGCTTGGGGTGTCCCTGTACTGGTCACGGTCAATCACTGCACCGGCAATAGCCGAAAACGGGTAGTTCAGGTTGTCGTCCGTAATCTGGCTGAAGCTGTTCCAGATGGTACCGTTGGACAGCAGGTCGCTATTACTGTCAGGCGTGATGCGGCGAACGCGGATATCGAAAGGTTTCGTTGTCGGTGCATCAATGACGTGCGCCTCCAGATATTCGCCAGAGATTTTCCCGGTGATAGTGACCACTTTTTGCTGAATGAACGATCCGCCGGCAACACGGGTTTCGATCACCATCGTCACGGAGGTGGTCTTCTGGTTCCCTTTCGTATCCTGCTCGACCAGGCCCGTCACGCCGATATTCAGCCGCACGCGCGTGACGTCCTGATCGGTGATTGTGCGGACCAGTGGCGTGTTGAAAGTCACCTCGGTGTTAACGATGCTGGTCGCCTCGATGGCGGAAAAGCCGTTAATCGGGCTCTGGAATTCCGAGCCGGGGCGCCAGGCAACGCTCACACCGTTCACGCTAACGTTGCCGACAGAATCGGTGATTGGCGTTTTATTCAGCATGAAAGAAGAAAGGTGCGACTGGTCAACCGGCCCGTAAATCGGACCTTCACTGATGAGATCCAGCACGCGGTAAAACTGTTTTGATTTGAGGTTATCGTCGAGAAGTCTGGGAGTGCTGGCCTTGCCGCCGCCTGAAGACATAATGCCACCTTAACTTATTGATTCTGTCCAGTCCTGGTTGTTTGTCGTGTCGATACCGAGGGAAACAACGTTAGAGCCCACCATCATCTCGCCCAGCAGGATCGGCACAGGCCGCCCCTGTCCGGCGCGGTTCTCCGCACTGGTGAAAGAGTTGTTTGTGATGGTGTTGTTTTCCGCCGCCTCGGCTGAGGTTTTGGTTTTCATGTTGCGGGACATGTAAACGCTGTAGGCAATGGAGGCGACACTCACCGCCACTGCGATCCACGCGGCGGCCGCTGCGGTAATTGCCCCCTCAATCACCGGCACGAAAAGTACACTGGAACCATCAGCCAGACGCCTGTCCAGGTGCCAGCGCATCGCGTCTGCTGCAACGTCTTCACCCGCCACGCGGACGCGCACCCGCGATTTGAGAAAGTCTTTTTTGAATTCCGGACACTGGGCCAGCAGTAATCTCAGCCCCTGGGCGGGGGTGTCGACGTTTAATGTGACCTGGCGGAAATGTCTGCGGAAATGCCCCGCAAATCTAAAGATGAGCACTGGTGATGCCTCCAGATGGAATGGGTTTGTTTCATGTAAGCCATGCGGTAAGGCTCACGCCTGCTGAGGTGCCCGGCGTGGTCGTGGTGAAGCACCATGTTATCGTCCAGCAGGATCATCGCATGGCACGGGTCGGCACCCGGGAATGGCTGGCGGAGAATTACATCGCCGGATAGGGCCTCGCTGGCGGAAACCTGGTGGAAACCGTTGGCCGCCATGTTCTTCAGGTAAAGATTCTCCCCGCGCAGCCACCATCCTTCTGTCCGGGCAAAATCCGGCAGGTCGATGCCGCACAGGTGATACGCATCGCGAAACAGCGTGTAGCAGTCCGTCACGCCATGCTCGAACCGGCGGCCCAGCAGGTGCGGTACCGGTCGAAACTTTCGCAGCTCGCCGTCACACGCCAGCCACCAGGGCAGGCCTGTCATAACCTGAATTGTGCGGTCAGCACCTGACAGCACAGGTACCGCCTGAGGATGTGAGTGAAATACCGCCGTGACCTCCCCCGTCTCCTCTGCTGCCAGCCAGTCAGCGTCGCTGATACGGAAATGGTGAGCCGGATCGGGATGTACGTTACGACATGGGTACAGGCGGGTACCGTTGATTATCAGCGCGCACACTTCATCCTGCGACGAGGCCGCATACTCGAGTAATTCCTGCATCAGGAGACCTTCTGTGAACCGGGGAAACTGCTGATTGGCATGGGGTACGGGCGCGGGTACCGGAAGCGGCAACCTGTGCGGCGGTGCGAGCACTTATCCAGCGCCGGGTTG